TGACCCAATGTATGCTGAAAGACCTTTTTAAAGACAATCTTAATGAAGCTGAAAGTTGGACAATCATCTGCAAACTGATAAATTTTAACTTTTTAAAGGAGACAATCAATGGCTAATACTATTGATACTGCTTTTATTAGACAGTTTGAATCTGAAGTACACTTAGCATATCAACGTATGGGTTCTAAATTAAGGAACACTGTGCGTACTGTTGCTAATGTGAGAGGAAGCACAGTTCGCTTTCAGAAGATTGGTAAAGGTTCAGCTTCTACTAAAAGTAGAAATGGTCAAATCACACCTATGGAATTGACCCACACAACTGTTGATGTAACAATGGAAGATCATTATGCTGCTGAATATATTGACAAGTTGGATGAAATCAAAACTAATATAGATGAACGTCAGGCAATCGCTAAGTCTGAAGCTGGTGCTTTAGGTAGAAAGACTGATGAAATATTAATCACTGCTATGGATAGTGGTGCTAGTTCTACTCAAATTCATGACACAAGTTCTGCTATTGAAAAGGCAGATGTGTTAGCATTGTTTGAGCAGTTTGGTGTTGCTGACATTCCAGAAGATGGTGGTCGATATGTAGCAATGAACCCAAAGGGATTTGCTGATCTATATGCAATCAATGAGTTTGCTAGTGCAGACTTTGTTGGTGAAGCTAACTTACCTTTTGCTGGTGGAATGACAGCTAAGAACTTTTTAGGTTTTATGTTCTTCTCTTCTTCTTCAGTAACTGCTGGTAAGAATATGGCTTATCACACTTCTGCTGTAGGACTAGGTATTGGTGCCGACGTCACAACAGAATTAAATTACATACCTGAAAGGGTATCTCACCTTGCAACGTCTATGATGTCAATGGGTGCTGTTGTTATTGATGACAATGGTGTCTATGAGTTCTTAGACAATAACACTTAGGAGGTAGATCATGGCTTATAGTGCAAGTGGATTACACCGAATAGGTGGTGCTAGTGGAGTAAATCTTTGGATTTATCAAACTACAGATACAATCGCAACTGTTAACAGTGCTGGTTATTTTAATAACTCTGCTAATATGTTGAACGTAAGGGACTTAATTATTGTTATGGATACTAATACTCCTACAACAAATTTTTGTACCGTGCTTTCAAACACTGGTTCAGCAGTCGACGTTTCAGACGGAACTGCTGTTGCAGAAACAGATGGCGACTAAATAATATGAGTCAATCAACATCAGCGACATCTCCTATCGATATATGTACTCGGTCACTGGTGTTGATTGGCGCACAACCAATTACTTCTTTTAGTGATGGATCAAACGAAGCATTGGTTGCTGTTAATCTTTATGAAGATACTATTCAAGCTAGTCTTGTAAATACAAGATGGAGATTTGCAGTAAACCAAGCAATAGGTAACAGACTATCAGATGAACCAACTGGTAGATATAATTCAGCTTACCAAATACCTTCTGACTCATTAATGATAAATGCTGTTACAGTAAATGATAGAAATATTGACTATCAGATTTATGGTAACTTTATCTTCAATGATGCAAGTGTTAATGATGTCGTCGTCATAGATTATAACTTTAGACAATTAGAAGCTAAGTTTCCAGCATACTTTGTACAGGCTGTCGTCTATGAATTGGCTGGACACTTTGCATTAGCACTAGCAAGAAATGATAGTATGTCTAATAATATGTTTGAGAAAGCAAGGTTCTTTATGCAGAAAGCAAGAACACTTGATAGTCAACAGCAGACAACTCTTAGACTTTCTACTAATCGTTTTGTTACATCAAGAAGGACAACTGGTACATTATCGAGTAATGTCTAATGGCTCGTATTCGTGTACCTCTCAACAATTTTGAAAGAGGTGAAGTTTCACCATCAATGACATCAAGAACTGATTTGAATGTTTATGTTCAATCAGCAGAGAAGTGTAGAAACTTTTTTCTTATGGCAGAGGGTGGAGTTAAACGTAGACCAGGCACAGAGTTTATTCATAAGTTTACTACTATTACAGTAGACAATGCAAAAAGATTACAAGTAAAGATAGAACCATTTTTATTTTCTGACGACGAAAGATATATTGTAGCATTTAGTGCTGGTAGATGTGACTTCTTTCGTATAGTTGCATCAACTGGTGCAATATCTCATATCCAAGCATTAACAGCAGATACAGATAGTACAACATTGCCGTGGACTGTTGATACAATAGAACATCAAACTATAGCACAGTCTGCTGATAATATGTTTGTTGCTCATAGTTCTCATATACAAATGAGAATAGTTAGAACTGGACTTACAACATTTGAAGTAAGAAAGTTTGCATTTGATGAAACAACAGCTAATGATGAAAAATTCCAACCATATTTTGCATTTCAAGAAAGTGGTGTAACTCTTACTCCAAGTGGTACAAGTGGTAATATTACATTAACAACTTCTGCAAATTATTTTGAAAGTGGTCATGTAGGAACTATTGTAAGATATAAAGGTAATGAATGTCTTGTAACTGGCTTTACAAGTGCAACTCAAGTTAATGCAACTGTTAGAAAAACATTAGCTGGAACAACAGCAGACACAGATTTTGATGAACAATCTTACTCTACACTCAGAGGTTTTCCAAGTGCTGTTACATTCCATGAAGATAGACTTTGGTTTGCTGGCACAACAAGTCAACCTGATGGAATATGGTCGTCGAAAACTTCAGAGTTTTTTAACTTTGATGTTGGTACAGCACAATCAAATGAGAGCATACAGTTTGCAATCAGTGCTGGTGAGTTTAACTCTATTAAACATTTAACAAGTTCACGAGATTTACAAGTGTTCACAAGCACTTCTGAATTTTTTATACCATCTTTTGCAAGCAGTGCATTGACACCAACAAATGCACAGATACGACGACAAACACCTTTTGGTAGTGCAAGTGTAAGACCTACACCATTTGATGGTGCTACAGTATATGTTCAAAGAGGTGGTAGGACAGTAAGAGAGTTTGTATTTAGTGACGAGGAAAGTGCGTATGTATCAACACCTATTTCATTATTAAGTTCACATCTTGTGATCGATCCAACGCAAATGACAGCTATGCGTGGTGCGTTGGCAAGACCTGAAAGTTATGCTTTTTTTGTTAATAGTGATGGCACAATCGCAGTATTTCATTCAATTCGTAATGAACAAAAGGCTGGGTGGACATTGTGGACAACCTCTGATACTGGCACTACTGGTGGATTTCACAGTATGTGTACTATTGATGAACGATTGTTTTGTGTTGCTAAAAGAGATTTAGGTGGTGGTACTGTAAAGTTTATGCTAGAGGAGTTCTTGGATACAGCTACTTTAGATTGCAGTGATGACTTCTCAGGAAGTAATGGAGTGTTCACAACAAATTCAATTTTTGAAAACAATGCAAAAGTCGACGTCGTATCTGGAAATGATTATCTTGGAAACTATACGCAAGGTTCAAATCAAATAGATGTATCTGCTGTGAGTACAACAAGTTCAGCAGAAATTGGTTTTGGTTATACTGGTGTATTAACAACTCTTCCATTAGATGCACAAGTAGATGGTGGTCCTCTTACAGCAGAACCAAGACAAATAACAAGAGTTAATTTAGACCTGGTGGAAACATTATCTGTATCTGTTAGTAGTGGTGGTACAGCAGTACCATTGATATTACAAAGTACAACTGATGATTTTTCACAAGGCTTATCAAAATTTACTGGTAAGAAAGAGTTTAGAATGTTGGGTTACAGTACAGACCCAAGAGTTTTGATAACTCAAACTGCACCAGTTTCTTTACAACTAAATGGAATGATAGTGGAGGTAGCCTTCTAATGTGTGTTCCGTCACCACAATTATTATTATTTACAACAGTAGCATCAGGTGTAAGTGGAATGATGTCAGCAAGGGCTGGTGCAAAGGAAGCATTAAGGGCTGGTCAGAGAACTGCTGAAAGAATAGAACAACAAAAACAAGTAGCACAACTTAATGCTGAACAGGAAACAACAGCATTACTACAAAGTTTTTCTCAATCAATGGCATCAAATATTGCCATGAGGGCTATTATGGGAAGAGATGCAAGTGATCCATCATTTAGAGCATTTGAAAAAAGTAACTTTGCTACACTTAAAACTGACTTAGACAGAATAGCTATTCAAGGAAAGAATGTTTCTAAAAATTATGATTTGCAAAAGTTTGAAGCTATATCAAGTTCAACTGACAGAGCCAAGTCTTTACGACGACAAGGACTTCTAAATCTTGTTGGTAGTGGTACACAAGGTATTTTAGAATATGATAGAGTAAAAGTTGGAGATACAGATTAATGGTTAAGATAGAAAGATTTAGTAATCAGGTATTTAATAAACCAGTAGGTGTTGTTCGTTCTCAAGAAAGAACATCAGAGTCTGATACTTGGGAAACATTATCAAAAATATCTCAAGGTTTGTCAGGTGAATTTTTTAAAAGAGCAAGTGAAGAAGCAAAAAAAGCTGGTGCAAGAGCATCAATGCAAGTCGACGTCTTTGATGAAAATGGTCAAATAACAAAAGCACCTATGGGTATGGGTACTATAGGTACAAAAGCTTTTGAAGAAAACATGATGCGAAGATATGAATATAAAATGCAATCATTGATTGATACTGAAATATCAAATGCTTTAAATAATAATAAATCTGATCCTGACCAATATAACACTGATGCTTCTATAGCTGTTGCTGGTTTGATTGATAAATCTGATCCTTCAATGAAAGGAATACTAGCAGATTATGCTTCAGCAAAAATAGCTATTGGTAATAATACAGCAATGGTAAATAAGCAAAGAGTTGAGGATGAACTTATTGTTTTTAATACTGATGAACTAACAGAAAATTTATCGAACCAGGCTATCAATGCTTACATGGTTGGAGATAATGCTGTTGGTGATTCTCTAATGAAAAGAATATCGAATGAGTATATCGATCTTGTGACTGATAATAAATTAACTGGTTCAGAATCACAAAGAAGAATAAAAGAATTACGCAGACGAGTAATGGAAAAAAGAATCGGTATAGCTTTACAAAACTTATCGAGTTCTGAGATAGGCGAAGTTTATGATGCTTTTTTAGGTGGTCGATTGCAAGACCTCCCTGATGTTGTAAGTGATAATTCAAGTTTAGATTTTGAAAAAAGAGGTGTCAGTTATTCATCTATAAAAAATCTGATAGCCAATAATCCTCATACATTAGATCTTTTAAGTATAGGTAGAGCAATCAATTCTGTAAAGACAATACGAAAATCAAATGAGATTGCTTCACAAGATCAAATCATTGCACAACAATTTTTTAATGCTTTAGATTCAGGAATTATTCAGGATATTGGTAAAAAAGAAATGCCAATATATGAAAACTTTATATACTCACAATCAGGTGTACAGTTTTCAAGTAATCCTTCACCAGAAGATATTATGGCACTTGCTAGTTCTGATAAATTTTATCAGATATTATCACAGCAAATGAAACTTCCTGATAGCATTAGGTATAAATTTGAAAAATTAGCTGGTGGTACATTAGAAAAAGAATACTTATTTCCAGTTCTTGAAATGTATCAACAAATGAAATCAAACATGACCAATAGAGGAATACCAAGAGATATAACAAGTGCATTAGGTATGAGTGGTGATTTAGCAACTCAACTTGAAGGAATTAATAATTTAGTTACATTTAACGGTACTCAAAAAGGTTTAGAAGAAGCAATGGCAATAGCTAATATGCCACAAAATGAAAGAGTAAATGGTGCTATAAATAGTATCAATAAAGAGTTAAAACCTGATAATGAAATTACCACGTTTGGTGGTGCAAGAAACTTTATGTTACAGAGATTAAATAAAGAAATAGGTGATAATTTAATATCAACAGAAGTCGTCGACGAAACATTAATTTTAGCAAATATGGTTGGTGCAAGACAAGCTATACAAATTATGACTGATACTGTCGAACAAAAGTTTATTGAATCAAGATATACAGTAGATGTTTTATCAGGAGGAACACCAAAAAGAACTAGATTTGCACCTGAAGTTATTTTTGGTCAGGGTACTTTATTAGATAAATTTGAATCACAACTAATAGAAATATCAGGTATAGACAATGCTGTATTAGGTGAAAATCTTTTTGTTATTGTTGATCCTAATTCAGCAAACTCAGAAGTTGTTTATTATGTAGCAACTGGAGAACAAGGTGATATTACACCAATCATAAGAAATGATCAGATGGTTAGTATTAAATTATCAGAGTACGAAAAAGATATGAAAGAAGAAGAGATCAAACAGCTTCGTGATAATATGGATTATGCAAAAATGATAAAAGAAAAACTTGATACTGAATTTGATATTAACCAATCAAACAGATACATCTTTGGTATGTGGGGTGGTATTTAATTGACTGAACTATCAAAACCATTAATTGCATTTGATAGTATGTCTACTATGGAGCAAGACCCTTCTTTTTGGGAGGGTATGTCTGCTACATATGGTTATCAATATAGACCAATAATGGGTGCTTTATATGGTGCATCTTTTCAAGAAGATGAAAACTTTAATGTTTTAGAACATTTAAATGACGACGACTTAGCTGACAGAAATCAATTAGGTATGTTGGCTATGGCTACATCAATGGATCACTTAAATTATTTAAGAACTCATACTGATAAAATGAGAGAGAATAGAGAAACATTAAGTCGTACTGGATGGGGTGCAATGATTACTGCTGGTATTCTTGATCCTATGAATCTTCTTTCATTACCATTTAAAGGTGTAGGTATTGGTGCAAGGTTTATCTCAGGTGCAAAATCAGGATTTGTTATTGGTGCTGGTCAAGAATTGATACGAGCGCCTTTTGATCCTGACTCAACTATTACTGAAAGTGGCATTAATATTGTTGGGTCGACGGCATTAGTTGGAACATTAGGTGGTATTACTGGTGCTTTTAGTGGTAGAGCAGTGAAAAAATATGCTGATGAACAAGCAGAAGTAAATAAATCATTAGATCAAAAAGTTCCAGTTGGTCAAGAATTTGATTATAAAAATAGTTGGTTTGTAAACTCTCCTTTTTTTAAAGCTGTAACAACACCTTTTAAAAGAGTTTTACAAAGTAATTTACCTCAATCTACAAAGAAACTTATGACACAAATAGGTGCAGATGGTGGTTTGACAACTATGATGAACAAAGCTGGTCAAGGAATATCATCTGTATTTCAAAGGTCTGTAACATATATGGGCGATTATGTTGCACACAATAGGAGATTACAAAATATCTATTCTCAATACCTAGCAGATAGAGGTAAAAGTCTTAATCCAGCACAAAAGATTGGTATGCAAGAAAGTGGTTACAATGATTTTGCTGAACGTCTTACAAAAGAAAGAATAATGCGTGAAGTAGACCCTAAAAGAAAAAAACTTTCTAATCTTGAAGAACAGTTTATTGATGAAATGGAAGTTTTTTATACAAAGTATGGTGTTGATATGATCGATAATGGATTATTAGTTACAAATAAGTCATTAAAAAAAGATATTGCCAGGCTTAATAATGTAATTACAGATTTGAGATCACAATTTGCTAAAGAAAAAAAGGGAAAAATAAAAGATAAACTAAAAGAAATGATTGAGAAACAAGGTGCTAAATTAAAAGATAGAGAAGCACTACAAAAACTTAATTATGATCCAGATTATAAAGGAACATACTTTCCAAGATATTTTAAAATTGATGCAATAGCTGAAAGAATTGATGAATTCAAATCAATCTTACATAAATGGTATACAGATAATCCATTTTTTACAAAAGATATGCAAAAAGCAGAAAGACTTAAAGTCGTAAATGAAAATAGAAAAACAAAATTATTAGAAAAAGAACAGCTTGTTGAAGATATAAAAATTAAAAAACATGGAAAACAATTTAAAAAAGATAATCCATCTAAATTTAAAAATACTGGTGGTGAAAACTCTAAAAGTCCTTACACAGATAAACAACTTAATGCTTTAAAAAAACTTGCTGATGAAATACCAAAGTTACAAAAGAAAATAGATGAAACAGAGTTACAAATTACAGAACTTGAGATAAAAGCAAAGACAAGAATCAATGAAGCAGTTGATGAAACAGTTGCAAAAATATTAAATCAAACAAATCTTGACGACGACTTTGTTGGTTTTGGTTTATCAAAACATTTACGTCATAGAGAACTAGATATTCCAAATCATCTTATATTAGATTTTATTGAAACAAATCCATCTGATGTTGCAATGTATTATATGATGCGAACTGGCTCTAAGATTGAATTTGCAAATACATTTAAAGGTAAATCTATAGATGATTTAATAGATGATGAACAACTTGCTATGTTACGTCATGGTGTTGATGATGCTGGTATAGCTTCTGCTACTGCTGACTTATATCATATGTATGATCGTGTTGTTGGTACACCTATTCATAGACCTGATGCAATAAGTAGAAGAGTAGGAAGAGCATTAACTGATTGGACATCTTATGTAATGTTAGGTCGTGCTGGTTTGTCGTCGTTACCTGAACTTGGAATGATAATGATGCAACATGGTAGTAAGCAAGGTCCTTTAGCTTGGAAAAATTTAGGTTCAACTCTTACTGAAATGATGAATTTAAAAACACTTAATTTAGGTGTTAAGGAAGTACAGATAGCTGGTGAAGCATTGGATATGGTTTTAGGTGTTGCACAGAATAGAATGTATGAAGATTTTTTACGATCACCTTTTCAAAAAGGCATAACAAAAATAAATGAAAAAGGTAAAAGAATTTTTTATACAGCAAATTTATTAGCACCAGTTACACAAATAACAAAACAAAT